TTTATGGAAGCAATCCTGTTTGAGTGAGCAAAAAGGTCTGTCCAACTGATCTGTGGGAAACCATCCGTAAACATCATCTTAACAATCTCTGTTTTATTGTAATATCTTGAATAGTTCTCTTTTGCATTCTTTACTATATCTCTCACCTGGAATGAAACATTCGGGACGTATAGTTGCATAATCTTGTAGTTCTTTAGGATCTTGTCGTAGTTGTCAAGAATGCCTTCATGGATCTTTAACTTGTTCTCTGTTTCCTCACACGCATCAACCAAATCAGTCAAACTATAATCTTTTTCCTCTACCAAAAAGGGGAAACGCTTTGCTAGGGTCTTCAACCCTGCACCTTTAACACCTTGTAAATTATCACTCTTATCACCACTAACCGCTCTTGCTAGGGCAAAGTTGTTTGGATGAATCTGAAACTCCTCCACAATATCCTTTTTAGTTTTGAATACTGCTTGCACTGGACGATAAATAATTGTCTCATCATCCAACAATTGATAAAAATCTTTATCACTTGAAACAATTATTTTTTGCTCGCCTCTCAACTCCTGACACAAAATAGAAATCATGTCGTCTGCCTCAACACCATCGTGCATCAACTGAATGAGAGGTAAGTTGTCAAGATACTCAAATAAACGCATTATCTGACGTAACTTGCTTTGGTTTTCCTCTTCCAAAGAAAGTGAAACACCTGTAGATCTATTCAACCTAATTGCCTTTCTACCTTCCTTGTATGAGGACACAACGGACCTTCGTCGTGAAGACCCGCCTGCCCCATCCCAACAAACGAAAACCTTAGTTGGTTTCATCTCTCTAATAAGTTTTTGTAATGACTTTAAAAAACCAACCAACCCACCAACGGGTAAACCGCTGTTAGATAAAGATGGATTTACTACATATGCTCTGTAGAATATATTTGTGCCGTCAATTATTAGAGATCTCTCTGTCATTTCCCTTGTCCTCTGTATCGCTTCTTGTATGTTTTTGATCGCTTGTTGTGGAACTTCTTACTGAAAGTTCCGTTTCCTTGATTTGTCTTTTTTCTGCTTATCTTCTTACGTGCGCCCTTTTTAGATGGGTTCATTACTTCTCCTCCTTATCCTCATAAAAATCGCTTGAATCGCCAATACGCTTGTCAAACTTCATTACTACTTCTTCTTCTAACAACTTCTGTACTGTGTTATAAAATTTTTCATTTTCCAACTTTTCCAACCACTGTTTCGATTGGAACTTATCTTGCGTTCCATCATCATGATGTAAAGTAAACCAAGCACCTGCATTTGTTAGTTTATCAGATGACTTGATTGCCTCAAACCAACTTTCCTTGTCCATGATCTTGACTTGCTCACCTGCCCACAAAATCTTGAAAGCGCAGTTTCGACCTTGAGTTCCAAAGCGTGACTTCTCAATCTTTGCCTTGACCTCTGTACCAATTCTAAATCCCTTATCATCAAAGATGAAAGATGACTTGCCCTTACGTGCTGTTAACCAGATACGCAAAGAGTAGGAATAAGCAAGTGCCTTACCACCTGGAGTAAAGTAAGGAGTTGTGAGTGCTTCTGCTGTATTCCTTGTAATGTTGGTCTTCAACTGATTTAGAATAAGCAAAGTTGACTTTGTATTTGCAATCGGCTGAATCAACTTAGACATACCCTTAGAAAGAATACGAGGTTTTACCGCCATCGTAGAGAGTGGGTTGAAGTCCGACTCAATATCAGAAACAGATGGTGTAAGTGCCATACTATCCCAGATGAAAAGCATCTGACTATCGTTGTTTGCCAATAAACTCTCAATAGTTTCCAATACAAACTCTACTGAACTTGCCTGAACATAAAGCAATCTTTCAATATCACACCCAGCATTCTCCAAGAAACCAGGATCAATAGAGTTCTCTGAATCGAAATAAACAACATCAATTCCCATTCTTTGAGCATTGCCTGCAATCTGTGCTGCCATATAAGATTTACCAGTTGCTTCTAAACCAGCAATCTCACTAACCTTACCTACAGGAATACCACCCCAATCACCACGCTTGATAATACCATCAAGCCATCTACAACCAGTCGGGATAAACTGGTTTACCTCTGTTGGGTTATCATCTGATAAAGAAAAAGCAACGTCAACGCCTGCTTTCTTGTTTATCAACTTTTTCATATCGGCAATAGACAACTTGCCGCTTTTTGTTTTTGCCATTTTGTCTCCATAGAATAAGGCGAGGGGGACTTGCCCCCTCGCCCATTATAGCACTATCTTACGCAGAAAGCAAGGACTTAAATGCTTGGTCTGCTGCATCATCGGTGGTCTGTGCATACTGAACAGTACCAGTGCTGTCATCAGTGTCACCTGATAGGTGCTGCTCCAACAACTGCTGAACCTCATCTGGGGTCTTCTTGCTAAATACATTATCATAATCGATGTCAGTATCAACAAGATCCTTAGCGATGTTACGGTCCTTGTGTAGAGGTGATGTACGACGGGCTGGGAAGATGTCAGTGCTTGGGAACATCTGTCCTGCCTTCTTACCGTAATTAATAGTTAGGTCAGTACCCTCTTCTGGGTCGGTGATATCACCGTACTCTGGGTTTAAAACCAACTGTAGCAACTTCTGATAAACGGTCTTGGAGTAACCCCAAAGACGAACACCCTTTTCCTCTTCGCCACGAACAATTACAGGGGAAAAGAAACGCTGCTTTGCCATCAACTTCTTCGCTTCCTCGCGACTCTCCTCTGTACCATCGTTGAACAACTTGCGAACATACTTATCTAGCACATCCTCCTCACCAAAATTCTTCTTAGGTGATAGGAAACCTGGGGCATTAGCAACATTATAATGGAACCAATACTCCTTGAAGGGGTCTCCGTCTGCATCTGGAACAATACGAATGACACTCTCGCCATCGGTTGGCTTCCAGAAAAGGTTCTTACTTGAACCACCGCCCTTGCCCTCTGAAGCAGCAAGTTTCGCACGCATTTTCCTCAAATCAATAGCCATATTATTTTCTCCTTTTTATAAGACAGGTGATTTTCCTGCCTCGCTTTGTATATGATTAGTATAGTACATTATGTACACTTTGTCAACAGTATATCCCGATGGGAAAAAGCCGTAAGATACTTCCTGAAATTCGTTTTCTTTTGCCTTATCCAATTTACGAGATACTAATTCTAAAACATTGCCTGTTTCTTTCAATGTTTCTTCACTAAAAGTAAAGTAAAAGTGTTTCTCTCTTACTCCTTCCAGTTCATAAAACTTCTGCTCTGTTTCGTCGTTTAAACTGTACAGACCAAAAGTTGCGATCCTATTCTGCTCTTGTGGTTCTTCCAAGTTCCCCATCAACGCAGTTGCCTGACTATAATACTCCATCAGGTGCCACATGTCAACTACTTTCTCGTTGACCTTCTCAAAATAGTTGCCAATTGATATATCTGACGAGAGGTTAGAGATACTTTTGTTGGAAACCATCCACATTTTGTTGAATAACCCTGAACGGGCAAACTCTTGTAGAATATTTCTTACAACTCGCTCTCTTGTCTTGCCATTATTGTTCATAAATGAAGTATCAGGTTGAATATAAAGAAAGTCAATCTTCTTATCTCTGAAATTCTCTAAAATTCTAAGGCAAGCACCTGTTATAAGACCAGATCCTGCCATTACACACAGAATATGGTCCGATTTTATATTATTTTTTAACTCTGAAAGGTCAATTTCAACCTTTTCTGCCTCCTCAATCGTCTTTACTTTAGGAAACTTTACAAAAGCATCGCTGTGATTATCAATAGAGTATGTTTTATACCCTTTTTGCTCAAATATTTTACAAATCTCACGACCTGCATTGCCAATACCAATTACTTCCATTCTGCGCTTAGATCTCCTAATGTCCTTCCGACCTGAATATTTAGTTTGAAGTCACCATATCTTGTCTGCTTGAAAGCATCCTTGATTTGATTCAGCAATTTGTAATCCATTCTATCAAAATCTAAGATCATACTATCATGAATAAGCATCGATACATAAGATTTAGCGTTGTTGTCTTCTAAAATCTTGAATACCTTATATACCTGCTCCAAAAACAAGTCAGATGCCGTACTTTGGATTAGATAGTTGAGTGCATGATAATCATCTGCCTCAATCTCACGGTCAAAGTCGGTCACAATCTTACCATCAGAAAAATATTTTTTCAATAGACCTTTTCGATCGTATTTCTCAGATAAAAGTTTATCGTTGGAGTTTGGATTATACAACCAAGCAAAAATCCTCTGTTTCGCCTCAGAACGACTTGTACCGTCCTCAAAGATATTCTTGATGTTCCAATCGTGGATGTCCCCTTTCGGCTGCTCACGCCCAAGCAAAGCCGTAAGAACACGTAATTCAAAGGCATTATAATCAAACTCAATAAAAACACCGTTATTTGGTGTAATCATGGTGCGATATTCTTTGTTTAGGGTAAGGATGGGAAATGAAGAGGGGGTAGTAGACAACCGCCCCGTCACGGTCCCGAAGGTGTTGTAGTGGATGAAGGCGGGACTACTTGAGTACCTCTTGATGATCTTCCTGATACGGTTGTCGTTCGCTGCCGTATAAACGTTGGTAAGATCCAAGTTCAACTGACGCTTTGAAATAGAATGAACCAAACGCTCAATCTTCTCCAACTGAGCATAATTCTTTGGCTCTGGGAAGTTCTTTACTGCAAGTTCCATCGCTTTATTCTTGAGATTGAAAAAATCTTCAATG